CAACCGCTGTCTCGGACCCGACGTATACCACTCATACACCTTGTCAAATACCTCAGGATTCCCAGACGCCATCGCCGCTTCCTGCTCAGAATGCGGGTCATCAATGATCAAAAGGTCCGCACCCTTCCCGGTAACAGTACCACCCACACCAATAGCGAAGTACTCACCGTTCTTACTCGTTGCCCATCGCCCAGCACTCTTACTATCCTGTCTCAAATTAACATCAGGAAACACCCTGCTATATTGCTCACTCCCAACAAGGTTACGAACCTTACGGCCAAAGTTAACAGCCAGGTCACTTGTATTAGAACTCTGAATCACTTTCTTATTCGGATACTTCCCCAAAAACCAAGATGGAAGCAAGAATGATGCAAACTCAGACTTCGTATGCCGAGGCGGCATGTTAATGATCAGCCTCTTCAATTTCCCACTAGCAATATCCTCAAACTTCTTAGCCATCAGGGCATGGTGTCTACCATGAACAAAACTCGGCCACATCAGCTTCACATACGACATAAAACTACCCTGCGCTACCTCCCGCTCACTCGCCAGCCGGTAATCCTCCACCAATTGGAATATTGGCTCTTGCTGCTCCTTAGGCAGGGCGGCAATCAACTTCTCAATCTCACTCAACATCCAACTCCCTAAAATTGATATACACCGGCCTCACCGACCGAGCAGCCCCCTCTACCCTCTTAACCACCCCAAGGCGCACTAACCTATCCACAATCTCCTTCGTGTTCCCCAACCCCATTTTCCCACGGGCAACAGCAATGTTCCTCAGAGACGGCCCATACCCATACCGCTTCCAAAACTCATCTATAACAATAAACACTTCCGTCTGCATCGGCGTCATACCACTCTCCATACACTCCTCAAACGTCTTCTCCCGACGCCTCCTAACCATCGCCCTGTTAATCAAAACTTTCTTCATGCTGGTAATATTAACACCTTGCTTAGTCAATCATTGCTTAGTCAAGCTGTTAATAATTCCACTTGGGATACCCCCGGGGGTCCGCGCTTTGCATTGATAGGGGGTGGGTTCTGTAAAAAGGTCATGATCATTTGCGGGGAATAATGTTCATGGCCGAGCGCCCGTGGCGCCGGTCGAAAGAGGGGGGCGGGGGGTGGGTGGGGTCAGCTCATCGGCGGATTCCACGACCTGCGGCTCTGGCATGGCGGCGGCGTTGAGCTCGTCCAGGAGTGAATCGGCCGAGCGGATCACGTCAACGTCAACGGCTTGGGCGTTGGATAGGCGTCTAAGCTCTTCGAATATCTTTGCCTTCGCATCCTCTGAGCTGGAGATCGTTCTCACTTCGGTTCTCTCGGTGAAGGCGCTCACTTCTGTTATCTGGCCAGCAACCTTGGCAGCGTTGATCTTCACGGCTGGCGGCGTCTCTGGATCTATCATCACGTCAACGAGCGTTTTTATTACCAAAGCACGCAGAGCGGCAGGTGTTCGCTGTTTTTCCCCCTCTAATGCTAGGCGGTAGGCTTCGGCTTCGGTCATTATTCGGGCGTCTTTCTTAAAGCGGCTCGCATGGTTTCCGGCTGTAGTGGGTTTCGCTGTCTTGGAATAGACGAGACGGTAAGCCTGGGCGCCTGTCTCTCCCCTGGCGATATGGTGAGCGAATTCTTTTTGCTTGTGTGTCAATCCCCTGGTAACTGAGGGACCCAGCACTTCGGACAATGGGAGTTGGTCCATCGCTTGGGCTGCTTGCCTTCGGCTAATCGGGCGCGGCTCTTTCGGTGTCGGTGTTGCTTTCATGCCCGCGAGACTACCAGAACAAAAACAGAAAAAAAACCTATGAAGGCTCTGAGGCTTTGTCTCTGGTCTCTGGTAATAATTCCAGACGCCTACAGGCTCCCCCTTATCACTACAGTAAACGCACCCAGACTGCACGCCTTCGGCTTGGCCTCTCGAATGGCTGCGCCATCCTTCGGGCTCTGAAAAATACCAAAAACCACTGGATAAACATCCAATAAGGGTTATTCCTAGGTCTTATAAATCAACAACTTACGCTGGCTGGCACGATTCTATTATGCACTATATATGAGATGGGTTGAAAACCAACCTGTCTGGTAGCATCAATTAACTAACCGAAAGATCAATCATGACCATGAACGAATACAACTACACCATCACTCTGCACCCTTACGGTGATAGCCCTGATGCGGGCATTGTGCAGATTGACCCAGCAGCCCTCTACGGATACTTTGAACGCCGAGACGGAAGCGAAGGCGGTGGCCTTTGGTTTGAGCCCATCGATGGCGCTTTAAACCTGATCGACTTTGACGGCATGGCAGCTTTGCCCCTCAAAGTGGTTAACGCTCTGCGCTCGCATGGCGTCATTGTCGAAGATGCTTTTGAGCTGTAAAGGAAACAAACCATGTATCGCATAACCGACACCTACGGAACAGACCGCACCGCTTGGACATGGAAGGAGGCGCTTGCTTGGCTTGCTGTCTGCTCGCCTACCGCTCGAATTCATAGCCGCATCACCGGCCGATTAATCGCTGGCCGCAACCAATGAAAGGACACCAAATGAAAATCATTACCACAACTTACGACATAGGCTCGCACTTCCTGCCCTACCTAATCAATGGCGACTGCTCTGGCCTTGAGGATGAGGAATCGGTAGAACTTGACGGCTTTGAGAATGGCATCAGGCAACATGACTGCCCAGAAGGTTACCGCTTCGGGCATTGGGACATTACCGAGGAAACCAATGAATTCGCAGAGTGCGAAATAACAGGACTGATGAGCAATACAACAAAAGTTGTCGCCGTATGGACTAAAAAAGGAGAGTAAATAATGCAAACATTCCGCACATTCCCCACAGCACAAGCAGCCCGCGATTATCGCCATGAACACGGCACAGGAGGCTGGATTTTCGAGCCTGAGGCAAAGCCTGACACTCTGGAACACTTCACATGGACTGAATCGATCCTATTCCCGCCCGACTATTCCCCCATCATGATTTTCAATCACCCCATGACAAAAGGCCGCACAGGTCAATTACTCAGCAACTAAGGAAAAAACGAAATGAACGACTACACCGCCAACGGCTTTGCCAATCGCCGCGCCTACCTGGACAGCTTATGCGAGGAATACCCCCGCGAGACTGTCTATGCCCTCGCCGCCATGCTTGGCCCTTCAGAGGATTTTGACGGCCTTGTAACCTCTCTGGAGGATTACGCCGAGGAATTCTAAGCGCACCGCACTTCAAGCCCTGCGTGCAGGGTTTGGGGGGCGACCGCCCGAACAGTAACAAACCGAAAGGATGAGAAATGAGCACCAATCTTGATAACCTAATCCATGATGCCAAATTCAAAGAGGGCGCGTTCACGCTTACAGAGCAGCAAAAAACCGATATTTTCCGCATGGTTGGCAAAGGATGCCGCCAACAAACTAAAGACAAACTGTCGCGCCGTCTTGACCTGCCCTTGTCACTTTGGAATCGGTATGGCATTTATTCGCGCATCACGCTAGACGACAGCGGCGCAGACTATATCTGCGGGCAGTCATGGCCTGATGAAATGCGAACCCTGCGCGAATGTATTTTGGACAACTAATGGAGACGCCATGACAACAATGAATTATTACGAAGAACTGAGCCGCAACAGAGGCGAAGCGCCCAAACCAATCACGAAACAACGCTTCTGGGAAATGCTGGAAGTGTTACCCCCTGCAAAGTGGGAGAGGCGCAACGACAGCGAATCATTTATGGTTATCGAGTGCCAGACGGACGACCTATACACCTTCTGCGCTCGCATTGGTGACAACTACTACGAGATGATTTTACCGCGCAACACAACACATGGCGAAATTTTGAATCGCATCGCCGAACAACTAGAAAAGGAAACGCCATGAAAAATTACACAGTCGCAATGAAATATGAAACATGGTATGAAACGCAAGTGGAGGCCGATGACGAAAACCAAGCCGAACTAATCGCATGGAAAACGTTACGCCAAGACAACGACAACGACTATCTACATTCCGGCACATGGACTGAGGTTCAAGTGGAAAACGTGACGCCTGATGGATTAGAAATGACCAGCCGAGAATTGAAAGGAACGTGACGCCATGTTTACGCACTATTACAACGGAATGTTTATACAAGGGCGCTGCGACCGCGCCGCCTGCTACATAACAGACGACACCGGACACTTTATAGGCCGGACGTTAAAAAGCTATCGCGCCGCACAGATCGCAATCACCAAAGCCCGCGCCAATGGCGTGCCCGCATCACGTTATTAAGGAGGAAACCATGAAACGGAACCCCCTAGCACTTGTCCAACTCCCCGACGATGCCCAGGCAGCCGGATACAAGCAAACGCGCCCCTATCAATGGGAACAGGTTTTCTACAGTGAATCCCTTGAATTTGAGGGCACAGAGCTGGAATTTTTAACCGCTGGCTTTGCCTACGAATACACCCATTCGAGCCCGTTTACCCGTATCACTTACCAGGAGCTAACAGCATGAAAATCACAGAACAAAAAAACGGCTGCCGGACAGTGTTTGAGCGCCTGAGCCCGTCCGGTTATTGGTGCGTGAAACTTTATAACGCAGCTGGAAACCTAACCGACAAAGTGCGGACGGACGATTATAAAAACGCCCTCGCATACTGGAAAACCTTTAATTTAATCGCAAAGAATGGAGCATGAAATGACACATTTCAACCTTGACCAAATGACAAACGCCGAACTCTACAAGCTGAAAAAGCAAATAAACGAGAAGCTCGGACACTATGAAATGCTAACTGTCACGCCCGATGACATTACAGATCATCTTGCAGATATTGAAAGTGATTTAAAACCGACCGACCAACAAATCCGCGAGGCTCTGGCCTACGTCAGCCGGAAATTCTACCCGCAGGACTTTTACCACGCTGTTAATTACGCCGTTGAAATCATTGAGAAACGTTACGCCTAGGAGGAAGCATGAAACACACCGAACACGCCTACATTGACGCCGGATACCGCTATGGGCGCGGGAAAATGGCCGCCGAGGCTCTGCGCCTCATGATCGAGGCCGAGCATATACACGACCGAAACGAAGCCCGCCGCCTTATTGATATCGGACGCCATGAGGCAAACAAGGCGACCAAATGGCAAAGGAGATAAACCCATGCCCTGGACCAAATTTAAAATAATTCTCGCGCTCGTTTACCTGGCCGCGCTCATTGTGGCCGCCTGCGACCTTACGATCTGGCGTCCGTGACGCACCGACCCGCCTGGCCGCGGGTTTTTTTGCGCGCTCGATACTCTATGGCCGACTATGGGCGCGAGCGGGTATGATCCGCCCATGACACCCAAATCAATTTTCAATATCACCCTGACCGAAGATGAATCCGGGCTTGTATACGCTATGGCCGACCATGCCGGGCAAAGTAGTATGGCCCTGGAAATAGGCATGGAAATAATGCAAAACCTGGTTATGGCCCAAAAACTAAACCCCCAAATTCTGAGCGTTCAGCCCTTTATTGTGGCCAACCAGAAGGTGCAATGACCTGACCAGGCCTTGAGAGAATTTATAGATTCCCTGGGCCTGCATATCGTCGTTTGCGTCATTGCCTATGACCGACGACATCCAATATGGCCAACCAATCTGCTTGGCCGCCCTCTCACCTGTGGCCGACGAATCATTGTCCGCAATCACCAGCCCCGATGGCAGACCAGCCGCGACCTTGATCATGTTGGACGCACTAAAGCAAACATGAATCGTATACCGCCGCTTCATGGCGCGTAAGGCAGCCCGAACGCTCAACGCTGTGGCATACCCCTCGCACAATATGTTGGGGCCTTTGTTGTCGAACACGAAGGACGCATTGCTAGTCCGTTGGCCGAACAGAAATTTCTTCTGCCCCTGCTCGTCAATCATCTGGCATCCGACCAGCCGCGCACCGAGCCGCATTGGAATTATTAACAATGACCGACCATCCTGCTGCCAGACATTACCCTCCTCGTCTGGAAATCCTTTGTTGATCAGATACTTATGGCGGCCGAAGCGGGACTGCTTCAGTATCCAAGCCGCTTTCTGTGCCGCCTCTCGGTTCAATTCCTGTGTTCGTAACTCAGCTTCACGCGCCTGTCTGGCCAGCTCGGCTTGCTTTGCAGCGTCCATTACATAAGAACTGTCTGGCCTCCAGGTGTCCGCGCTTGTGTCCATTGCATGGTTGACTACGAAACCATGTGTGCCCATGTATTTGGCAGAGCCGTTGCGCTTAGATGGATGGTCTTCTGTTGCGTATCTTTTCCATACCCCGATCGGTGGTAACGTTTCCATCAAGAGCCCTTTGGCCCTTGCGAACTGCAGGAAATCCATCACTTCTTCCCTTTCATGTAGGCAATAATTCTAGACTTAATGAACCGCTCTGTGGCCAAACTTGGCACTCGAACGTTATCGTGTAAACCCCTAGGCCAAACCCCGAACTTGTCCTTGTAGGTGTGCGCCGCTCGACCTGGGTTCCACCCTTCAACCTTCACTTTGTATTGCAGTTCAGACCAAAATTCCTGCTTCTCGTCTCGGTTTGCATTGGCTGTTAATTCTTCCATCTCACCTGGAACACTTGCCAACTTCTTCTTGGTCTCCTTGATGTAGCCACAATGGGCGCAGGTATCACTACTGCTCCGCCACAACGCGCCGCACTTCGGACACTTGGCCGCCTCCTTCTCCTTGTCTGTCTTCTCCTTCTTGGCCTTCTCCTTGCCATCATCCAGCTCAGATACACCGTTCGCAAACACGTCATCCCAATCCTCTCGGAAACGTAGGTAGTTACCCGAATGGTCAAGCCAGACCGCGAACTCTTTACCCGGATATGGCCGCATCACCCGACCCATCTGCTGGATATGCGACGACAATGACTTGCTAAACGGCCTCGCAGACACGCCAATTAGCACGTCAGGCACGTCGAATCCCTTGGTCAATATGTCTGTGGCTATGAGCCCATGAATCTCTGTATCGGGCTTGGAAAAGTCTTCGACCACGTCACGCTTGAAGTCATCGGCATCCTTGTAACTAATGCTGATGAAGTTGTATCCCTGCTCCGCGAACTTGCGTGACAAGTCCTCTGCGTGCTTTACCCCAGAGGCAAACACCACGGTCTTGACCGGACGCTTGAATATCTCATGGGTCTTTTTGATCCACTCGGCCACCACGTCACCCGTGATCTTGAGCCCGCGCTCTGTGGATTCTTTCTGAGAC